CCCTATAAACAGGGGGTTACAGAGGGGCTACTTTTCAAAAATAGGGAGAAGTTGGGATTTTTAACCAAAATCTACAAACTTTTTTACTTTTTTAAATAAATCAAAGAACGATTTTGATGATTAAATATAGAAACATTCATTGTAATTGTCCGAAGGCCAGCACCGGCGTGGCAAGGGATCGGCATAGTAATAAGGGAATTCCGAACTGTTTACACTAAGGTATTTCTGGCACTCTTCCCAGTATTTAAATGCTATTTTGCGAAAATCCTTATGTAAATTTTTTTCATCACCGTTATTTATCTGCCTTGATTCCTCGAATTGCTTATTTACGAAGCCCCCATAAGTATCTTTTATGCTGGAAATCTTGACATATCTAGCATATGCAAAGTATGCAAGTACGTATTTAAGCCCCTTGAAGTAATAAGTCACTGAATTATATGTATAAGTATCCCCCGCTAACAGTGCTGCATTCCATGTATCAGTAGGATTTTGTATAATATCCTGATAAAAATCAAATCCCAACAGCTTCTGAAGATCCTCGACTTGCGTTTCTTCCATGATTTGCTCAAATTTCGCCTGTGGAAAATTCTTTGCGATCGGTTTTATTGTTTGCTGATTAGCGTATGTCCATAGTGCCATTATTCCCCCTTTTTTGTTAATTCTAACATCATTGGGCCTGCTTCACTTTTTGCTCCCAGGATAATAGGCTCAATAATCCAGTCTTTTTCTCTCAGGTCATTATTTGCCCATCTTGAAAACATCTCTTTGAATGATTCAGAAATGGTTTTCCTTAATTCCTGAGTCATTTGGTTATAAAATTCCGAAGCCTGGAATAGTGCTTCACTTGAAGTTGTACCAAGTTTGCTATCTTCATAATCAATAAGAATTTGTGGAATAGCATTATAAGCCTTGCGGATATTATTGATACATGTCTTTTCATAAGTCTCAAAAATCTTGTCATTGATATTCTGATCGATCTTTTCAACTTTGATATTTTCCCCTTCTTTCAAATCACCGTTATCATCAAAGGTGCCTTCAATAACCATGAATGAATATTTGTGACCGCCCCCCTGGAATTTTAAAATATTATCTTTGAAATCATCAGCATCTTTCTGGCTTTCAAACTTGGTATGATGGATAATGTTTTTCATAAAAAATCCCCGCCTCAATTCGCCATTTTTGAACATTGATATTTCATGTTCCGTATCGGCATCGTAATGAACCGGATCAATAGGAGACAAAGGATATATATAATACTCATCCAGGAAATTAAAAAACATCTGACCTTTATATTTTTTTATGTCCTCGGCTTTTTTAATTTGGTCTTTGATAACATCAGAATTCATGTTCCATACATGAACAGGAATAAAATCTTTCTTATTGATTTTCTGACTCTTAGAATAATCCCAATTATTATATACAACAATATATCCGGAATAATCACTTGAATCTTTAAGCCCAAATCGGCAATTCTTAAAATCTTCATGAATAAGGCCAGTCACATTGAGATTTGCATCAAATTGACCCCTTACATAATATCCGGAATAATAAGAAGTTGATACGGCGATTTGCCTGAGTAGTTTATATGCTGATATCGGCCTGTTATAATGATCCCTGCCTATTACAACTTTATTCAGGGTTTCGTCTTTAAATCCTTCACCGATTAAAAAACGGGACAACATACGTGCTGAAGATTTCGCAGTTACTGACCCATTAATAAGCCTCTCCATACGGTTAGGATAGGCGTTGTCTATATCGTATAATTCAATGCCTTCCCGTTTTCGCCGGATCACTTTGAACGGTTCCGGCAGCTCTCCAAGTGTTATTTTCCTTTGTTCTGACATTATTTAGCATTGCTCTTTTTCTTTTTGGCTTTTGGCTTTTTCACTTCCGCTTTCTTTGGCTCATCAGCAATTTTTTTCTCAGCTTCGGCTTTCTCATCGGCTAACCTTTTCTTCTCCGCTTCTTCGACATCCTTTTGTGCCTGTATTACTGCAAGCCGGATTTTTTCCGCTTCCTCTGCTGCTACTTTGACTTTCTCTTCCCCCTCGTCAATAGCTGCCAGGGCTGCTTCGCTGGCTTCCTCTATAAGTAATTTAGGTACCAATTCCCTTGCCTCATCAAATTTCTCCGCATCAATCAAACTAATGATCTGATTCTCGAATTGCTCATCTGTCAGGGTATTCTCGGCATCAGTAATATCATGATGTGCTTTGGCTTTGGCTTCCAGGATTGCCCTTTCTTTTTCACTCAAAAAAGCATTTACTAGGGCAGGGAATCTCTTGACAGCATTTGCAGCAATCCGATCCGTTATGGTATCGTTATTAAAATGAGTATGATTGTAATACAAAACCTTTCCGGGCTTCAGAATATATTTTTTGTCAAGATAGCTTTTCTGTGTCATGGGTTTATTTTTTATCGTTTTCAGTTTTTCGTAATAGTCCCTGTGCTGTTTTTCGCAATCCGTAACAGACAAATGTAAAAAATTCTGTGATAATTGCAAAAGTTTTATTATCAAATCCCCGTTCTGCTTTATCTCTTCAAATGAATGTGAAAGTAATTTATCCAGTTCATCCATTATACACCTGGCGTTTCAAGGGCCAGCAGTGCTGCTGCTGATGCTGCATAACTGGTAATCCAGAATACATACCTTGAATATTTCTCCTCTTCACCTTCACGGCTTGCAAATTCATAAGTCGGTATGCTGTGATTGTCAAGGGCTTTCCACGTTGCTGCAACTTTATGCAATCCGTTTTCAAATCCAAGTATAATAAATTTTCCTTCGGTATACAGATCAGCAACTTTCTCCCCGCCTTCTAATTCCAGAACAACAACCACATCAGACATTTCGTCAATATTTTTTATTGCATCTTCATCACGTTCATAAGGCCAGATTATCAGCTACAACAGCATCGGCCCCGGCATTCATTTCGTGTTTTACGGCAGTTATTGACCACGCCTGTTTTGTTGCTGCATTAGCTCCAGCTGTAACAAGAGGTGTTCCGTCCCCACCAGTCCAGGTAATATCTGCACGGTTAAAAATCCATCCTTTTACACAAAGTCCTTTTGCCGGAACACTAGTACAAAGGTTGGTAATTACTGCTGCTATTTTTGCTAAACAACTCATATATTAAGTTTCAAGTGCTACTAAGGCTGCCAGGGTTGTATCATAATCGGTATCCCAGAATACATACCGGCTATATTTTTCTCCCTGTCCTTCTTTAGTTGCAAATTCATAAGTCGGAATTCCATTGTTATCATTGGCCCGGTAAGACATTGTTACAAGGTGTAATCCAGTTTCATATCCCAAAACAATAAAACATCCCGTAGTTTTTGGTCCCTTCAATTCAAGTACAACAACAAGATCGTCAATACTATCCAGTGCCAGTATATCAGCAGCTTTGCGTCCATAAGGTTGAAAGGAAATATTATGGGTAAAAAGATCAGGTAAATTATCAGCAATCATGGCATCAAAACCGGCATTCATTTCCTTTTTTACAGCCGTAATAGGATAGGCAACTGTTGCCCCTGCCATTGTAGCTGCTGTAAGTAGCACGACATTTGCCCCGTCGATAGTCCAGGTAACATCAGCCCTGTTTATGATCCACCCTTTTACTTCAAGTCCTGAAGCCGGAACATTAGTACAACTGTTTGCAATTACCTGCGTTATATCTGATAAGCAACTCACTATGTATTATTTTAATTTATTCTTAATATGCTACTGCTGCTAAATAATTTTCAAGCAATTTACAGTCAATATAAAACGCTACATCGCTGTAATGTTTTTTATCGGTTCTATCGTAGAACATATCCATGTTTTGCATATCACTTTCATCACTCGTTCCAATCGGAACATTATTGACCGGTCCTAACAGGATACGATGAGGCAAGTAATATTTTGCTCCGGTATCAAAACTCGTTCTGATATTACGATCCCAGTCAAACCTGACAACAATAGGAATTCCTCGGTATGTATAACGATCTGTTCCTTTGCCCTCTTCAGTTCTTTGCAGGGTAAAAGCCAGGGATTTATCTTCAAGGTACGAT